AAGCCCAGTTCGCCGAGAGCTACAATGCCAAGGCCAAGGTGATCGAGCGGTTCTTCAAGACCTTCCAGGAGCAGTTCGAACGCTTCATCAGCAGCTTCCGGGGAGCCAATGTAGCCGATAAGCCATCAACTCTGATGCGTAACGAGAAGTGGGCAAAGAAGCTATATACCTCAGAACCACCCACCACCGACGAAGCGATGCAGATGATCGGCTACTACATCAGATACGTATATGGCAACACTCCTCACCGGGGACTGGATAACCGCAAGCCCTGGGAGGTATTCAATTCGGCTCCCAAGCCCTCTGACCGACTGGTCAATCCCTCCCGGCTCAACTTCATGATGCTGAGCGTGGAGCGCAAGGCCATCCGCAACGAAGGCTTGGTGCTGAATAAGATGAAATACTGGCATCCTGCCTTGGTTGAACACATGGGCAAGCCGGTGGTAATCAGGTACGATCTGGCTGACGCAAGATGGGTGCTAGTCTATAACGAAGCCGATGTATTCATCTGCCAGGCAGCCCTGCGCCAGACCCAGCATCCCTTCATCCAGGCTGATATGCAGAACAGCAAGTCACATAAGGAATACCGCCAGGAATACACTCAGATCAAGAAGCTGCAGCGGCTGACCGAACAGCGGACCCGGATGTTCGTCCGCAGCAATCAGGAATCGGTGGATAAGCTGCTTAAAAGCTACGTGAACGAGCTCCCAGCCGATAACAATCCCACCTTTATCCAACCAGCCATGATCGAGGCTCCCGCACCGGGTCCGGAAGAGGAGATCGCCAGGCTGGAGCATATAGTAATCGAGCAGGATCAGGCAGCAGCAACGAACCTGCCAGAGAATACCAACAACGATCAAAATCAAGATGTTATCGAAGGCACGAGCGAGTTCGATCCCTTCGATGATGAGGAATTCAAACAAATGCTTAAGACGATCGGAATCAAATAAGGAGGATTAGATGAAGCAAGGTAAACTGGTACCGATCCACAACGTCAAGAAAGCCGATGAGTGCATCGACTTCCTACTCAAGCGACCCCGCCTGGAGATGGTGGGACTGGGTATGCTGTATGGCAGACCCGGCCTCGGAAAGACCACCTATGCCAGCCGCGTCTCCTATGCCCGGGGATACGTGTATATCAGACTGGAAGCTACAACCACTCCCAAGACCTTCGCCAAGGAACTGCTGCAGAACCTGTACCGGAGCCTGGGCATGGGTGATTATCTCCCAGTGGGAACCACCAACAACATCTATAAGCAATGTATCCAACTACTTCTTGATAATGAGGATACCGTCATTATTATCGATGAGATCGACTATGCCTTCCGCTATCCTCAGTTACTCGGATCGATCAGAGATCTGGTGGATGAGACCTTCGCGGTGGTGATCCTCGTGGGCATGCAGAATGCGATGGATAGGCTTAACCAGATCAATGCCTACTACTTTGACCGCTGCAACTACTTCTATGAATTCGAAGCGGTGAGCAAGGACGATATAAGAATGTTAGGCACGGAGCTGATGAACATCCCCTGCCCGGAGTCTCTGGTTAACTACATCAACCACAACGCTGCCGGCAACCTGAGAAAAGCCATCAAGATAATGCACATGCTCGAAGCCAGCGGCAAGATCAATCCCATCCAGGCTATGAACCATATCCAGGGGGCCTTATGAACGAGCAAGGTATCTTGATCGACCGCTTTGTAGACCGCTTCGTTAGCTACTTCAACTTAGATCTGATCTGTGAATGCACTGGAGTAGACCGGGATGTGGTTCAGGAGCGCCTTAATCAACTCATCATTGACAATGTGATCCGCAAGGTATCCAAATACGAGGATATCTATGTCACCAACCGGGGCCGCTATGCTACCAAGGTATCAACCATCCACTGCGGTAACTGGGCTTTCGATCTTAAGGCCTGCCAAGATATCTGCTTTCTGCTTGAACTGAGCCAGATAAAGAGCGTCAGGCAATTGGCTGCCAAGATGCAGCGCAGCCGCCAGTGGGCTTATCTCTACCTGGAGGCTCTGATCTCAGTCGATGCGGTGGGTATCCGCAAGTCCGGATACTATACCAAGGACATAGGCAAGGCCTTCAGGGTTGGCTCGGTGATCAAGAAAGGCGTCATCAGGCAGAAGCGCCTGGAATGTGGGATTAAGCACACTCCTCACCGTAAAAGAACTACTAAAACCGCTAATCATAAGTAAACAGCGAGGGCATTCTATGACTCAGGAACAGCGAGAACGAAAACTACGTCAACAGATACATGGCCTCAGGGTCAAGAAATTCCACTGGCCGCTCGATGCCTTCAGATTCATCATCAAGGGCCTGGGCTATGGCGAATCGCTCAGAGCCTTGCCGGAGGAGCGCTTAACTGAGTTGAAGGCACTCCTGCTCAAATACCGCAAGCATGGCAGACCTCAAGTCTTTACTTTCGACCGCCAGGGCAAGTACATGTTCTATCTCATGAAAAGCACAGGCTGGACCGAGTCCGAGTTGAGGGCATTCATGATCAACCACTTTTCCAAAAGCCACTGGAACCTACTCAACAAAAAGGAGCGCAGAGCTGTGATCGCAATGCTGCAGAACTACATCAAACAGAATGATAAGAAAGCCAAAGATAATAAGGAGACATCTAATGGACACACTCAAGACCCCCAAGGCTAAGAAGCCCCTACCCACTCGTATTGACGCTAACGGCCAGAGCATCCCCACCTCGATCATCAGGCCTGAGATCCTGAAGCAAGATGCCATCGTAACCAAGACCATCAACCGGGCTATCAAGCTACATGACCGTATGGTCGCTGACAAGAATCAGTTCTTTGAGGACGTGGAGCTTTATCTCCAGCAGGTAGCTGAAAAGAATGGACTGGACTGGAAAGGCAATGCCGTTCTCAACAGCTTTGACGGCAAGTATCGGGTAGAGATCAGGTTCAAGGAACGCATCCAGTTCGGTATCGAACTCCAACTCGCCAAGCAGAAGATCGATGAGTGCCTGAAAGCCTGGTCTGCCGATTCGAACGTCAACCTCAGAGCCATCATCAGCGAAGCCTTCCAGGTCGATAAGAAAGGCGAGATCGCCAAGTATCGTATCCTACGTCTGCGCCGTTACAACATCAAGGATCAAACCTGGAAGGAAGCTATGGAACTGATCGACCAGGCCATCCAAGTGGTATCCACCAAGCAGTACATCAACTTCTACGAACGTGACGAGTCCGGCCAGTTCCGCCAGATCGTCCTCAACTTCCCTGCCCTTTGAGAAACAGTGGCAGCGTAATGCATCTCAATTTGATAAGAACACTGGAGAATGAATAATGGCACCTATGAATACCAACACTGCAGAGGAACTGAACACAATGAGCATCTTCAATGATGAACGCACTTACCGCACCGATGAGATAGCCGATATCCTCAAGGTCGACCGCTCCAGCGTTTACCGCTGGATCAGGGATATTCTCGATCCTCTGCCTGCTTTCAGAACTAAAGAAAACGGACAGCTGCGCTGCTCCGGTAAAGACCTCAACCTCTATCTGCTAAAGCACAAGGTACGCCCCGAGTATGAGTAATAGCCGTGAGTTCCGCATCAAGCGGGACAACTGCAAAGAAGCCTATCTGAATGGCAAGACCGATCCGCTGGAACTGGCGATGATCTTCGGAGTATCCGATATCACTGTTCGCAAGTGGATCAAGTCCGGCAAGTGGGATGAGCTCTTCAAAGAAGAGAACCAACTCGACCACGAGATCGCCATAGCCCGCAAGAAGGCGCTCATTCAAGCGCTCCGGGAATATGCCAAGAATCCTGCCGATACAGCCATCCAGAGCCTGGTAAGCATGATGAAGCAGGATCAGAAGGATCGGCAGCCATCCAAGGAGTTGAACGATTACATCGTGCGCTTCCTGGATCAGGTTACCGACTTCATGATCGAGAAAGGACATGAGACCTTGCTTAAGCAGTTCCAAAGTATTCTGCACGATCTGGCAGAATACCTGAGAGTGAGAAATGGTTAACCTTCCTGCATCCTACATAAGGCCTCCCAAGCCTAAGCCCATGCCTACAGACCCGACCTACCCTCCAAGCCAACAGCCCGACATGGTCAGTCCTCCGACCTCCGGGTCCCCGACGTCCGTCCCCCTGGGCGTCGGGGGGTTACCCGGTTATGCCTAAGAAGTTCATCCAGCGGCATAACAAGGCATTGGCGGAGATCGCATCCAAAACGATCTCCGTCTTGCCTTTTATAGACGATAATCCCGAAGCCAAGACTGAACGGATTAGACGCACCACATCAGAGGGATGGGACGCCTTCTCGTTCTTCTGCCATACCTATTTCCCGCATATCTTCCCGCTACCTTTTTGCCCAGCGCACGAGACCATGTTCGATGAGACTGATAAGGGCTCAGGCATTATCGCCATCACTGGTTTTCGTGGGCTGGGCAAAACGGTTCTCATGGGAGTGGTCTATCCGATCTGGATGATTATCAAAGGTGAACGCTACGTAATCCATACTGCAGCAGACATAGATCTGGCTCAAGAGCGCACCGCTTTCACTCTGCATGAGCTGCAGAACAACAAGCGGCTCACCATCGACTATCCGGAGCTGCAACCTGTGGATGCCTTTGATCTGGACTTCTATCTCAAGAACAAAGCCAGGATCAGAGCCAGAAGCATCAAGCAGAGTCATAGAGGGACTATCAATCCCAAGACTGCCAAGCGACCCGGAATGATCGTCTGTGATGACATCGATAAAGAAGAGAATATGGGTAACCAGTCCATCGGTAAGAGACGCATGGAGAAGATTACCCAGGAACTTGCCGGAGCTCTCTCACCGGAGGGAAATGGCAAGATCGTCTGGCTCGGTAACCTGGTACATCCAAATTACTCCATTTGCCAATTTCAGGAACTCATATTAGGCGAAATGCGGGCCGATAATCCAGATTTGGACTTGGGATACCAATCGGTTCTGAAAACGCACCAAAAAGCGATTTTGCGCTTCTCTCTCGAAGATCAGCATGGTAAGTCCACTTGGGAGGCTCAATACCCCACAGCAACTCTGCCAAACCTGCGAGCCAAGTTCGGACATACCGGTTATCAAAGAGAGATGCTTGGGCAGCCGGTAATCGAAGGTAACATCTTCAAGAACCACTGGTTCACCAAGTATAGATCTCTACCAGAGCCATCCCAGATGAAGCGGGTCTGGATCTATGCCGATCCAGCCTGGGGAGAGAAGGGCTGCTTCAAGGCCATCATCTCCATTGGCTATGATGGTAATCGTTTCTACGTGATCCATGCCTGGATAAGGCAAACCGAGAACACCAAGTTCTTCAGATACTACTATGATGCCTATCAGGAGCTTGATCGAACATATAGAGTCAAAGCCAGAGCTGCCTGTGAAACTACCTATGGGCAGGCACGAATCCTGGCTGATTTCGACAGGTGGGCACAAGACAACCATCTGCCTCCAATATCGCATAGGATCAAGCGGATAGATAACAAGGATAACAAGAACCTGAGAATAGAAAGGACAGAGACCATCATTGAGACAGCCAAGGTGCTCTTTCCGGAGGGTCAGGATACACCCACTCTTATCAGCCAGTTCCTCACCTATCCTGATGGCTATATCGATGGCTGTGATGCTTTGGCTGGCTGTCTGGAACGGTTCTCTGAATACGATATCGGCAGGAATAGAGTCAAAGTCCGGAGGTTCAGCTTCTAATGAACTACTACGATAAGCTCATGCTTGAGTACTACCGGGTCCTCAATAATGCCTGGAAAACCGAGATCAGAGATGCGACCCGACTTGCTATCCAAATGCTGAGTGACATGCCACGAGCCGAGAAGATCAACAAAGACTCCATCGATAAGCTTATGGGTATCATTAATACTCAACTGGGAGATGACTTCGCAGCACTGGTCAATGAGCCCACCAAAGCGATAATAGACCGCTGTGTGCGTCTCGGTCTGAGAGACACCCAAGTGCAAGCACCATCCAAGACATCAATCGGACTCTGGGGCATTGAAGATCAACATCTCTCATCCACCATTCAGAAGCAGCAGTTGTTCTGGATCGGGAATCACTTCGAGGCTGATGTACGTCAGAACTTCGCAGATACCCTCTCCAAAGCTATTGAGCAAGGTTATACCAAAGAGATGCTTGCCAAGACTCTCAAAGACCAGTTCAATGACATTGCCAATAGATCATCCAGCTACTGGCAAGGACTGGCTGAGCACACAGCACTCAGAATCAGAGAGTTCGGAAGGCTGCAGGGATACAAGAAAGCCAAAGCCAGATACTACAAGCTCGTGGTGATCCTGGATGACCGCACCAGTGACATCTGCCGGGCACTGGCTGCCCAGGATAAGATCTATCCCCTAAACGATGCAATCGAAGTGATGGATAATCTCATGGCTCTGGATACCAAATCCAGCAGCCTGGATGATGCCAGAGACTACATCAAAGCACTCGCACCCTGGATCAAAGACGATCAGATCGAATACGACTCAGAGATGAACCCGGTAGGCGTATCTGGAGCACATACTCCGTTCCCACCATTTCATTGGAAGTGCAGGACGACGACTACAATAGTCTAATTAAAGATTAGTGTAAAGGATGTAGCTCATACAATTTATCTAAAGTTTCAATCCCTTTTATGCCAATACCGTTAGACCACGCTTTGAGTTCATCTGCACCTAATGTGATAAAGTCCGAAAAATCAACTGTGTATTCTATGTTCAATTCAGCTTTTTTGATGATAGCGTATGCTTCTGTTATTACCTTTTGAATTCTCCTTTCTGGAATAGGTTTTCTGATAAACCTGCTAGTCGTTAACTCAAAATATATCCAAGGTGACATTGTTTTTTGCTTAATATTATCTACAGATAAGGAACTAGGGGTGTTCAAGAAGAACAAGCATTCTGCTTTATTAATCATCATTGTTAGTGCACTAGCGAGCATCATGTGAACATGACTTGAAGAAGCTTTTAGTTTTTCGTAATCATAAAGACCATCTGTTATTCTTGTGCAGTATTTATCGTCAATTTTCTTTAGTAAATCATTGGAATAACCCCAAACACTTGAGTCAATAAAAGTTGATAAACCAAACCTATCTTTTAACCAACCGGCAAAACTTAATGCTAAATCCATATTTTTATGAGAATGAGAGACAAAGATATCAGCATCAATTGTTGGAAACCAGTCACTCTGCATTTTCGATCCGTCCAAATTACCACTGTCAAGTATGAAGCTATCCAGAGTTTTATCTATGATTGTTTTATATTGTTTTTGTTGGTGCAATCCAATATCAATATAATTGCCATTAAACGTAATATTTTTTACGTTAAATCCTCTATACACCATCACCTCCTATATGAAGCTTGAATGGCTTCTTCAACCCATGCTTCCAGATTGTCTCTGATATCTTTGTATGGAGCATTAGGATTGGGATTATAGCATTTCACTTTGCTTGATAGTTTAGTTCCATCTTGAAAGGTAAAATGGTCAAAAGGATTATCTCCCTTCGAGCATGTTCCGTTTCTAGGACAATTCAGGTTATGAATATAGATACCCAGCAACCCTTTTTTGTCTACCCATGCCTTTTTAATTTCATACCTGACCCATTTGCGGGTAGCTGTTTCTGCTCCGATAAGAACTATAACACATGAGCGGTAGTACATATTGTCATTAATCCATTTCTTTATGCCTTCATCCCCCTTTCTCTTCACATCCTCCCAACTATTCTCTGAAACGGGCTTATTATCTTCGATAACACCAATGTTCCTAATAAGCTGTACTCTAAAAACGTCATTAGCATAGTGAAAGCTGTAAAATACTTGTCTTTTAGGCATGTTTATCTCCCTGGAATCAGAAACCAATAATCCACAACACAGCAATTAGCGTTACAATAGGAAAATAGAAGAATGAGGTAGAAAATGACTTAATACCACCCCAAATGTATTTAAGGTGAATGTGGGATGAACTGTCATTTTCGAACATATAAATGTCACCAGGAGTAAGCGTATTTGAGGATAACTTTTGAACGAATACTTTCTGCAAGTCCCTGAACTTGATTTCCAATCCAAGGTAAAAAACATCCAGTGCAAGGAACATAATAGCTGGGATAAGGCTAGTCCAGATTGGTATACTTTGATTTTGAATCGAAAAGGCAATTATGCCTGTGATGATTGTTAAAGCCCATGTTTTGCAAGATGCACTATTTCCTGCCATTCTTGATATAATCCCTTGCAAAATCTCCAAGTGCTTGATTACAGCTGGAGATTCGTGCAGAATCAGATCGGTTCTCTCCATTTTAACTCCTCATCCAATTGTATTATTTGACTAGCCTGATAGGTTAGTATTTGTAATACGCTTAATTAGATCACTCTTCAAGCCTTCCAGGTCACTCCAGAAGATAAAATTGAAGTGGTCTATGTCAAAGTGTATGTTCACTTTGTCGCTCTCCCTACAGCAGTATATAACCGGAATATATCGACCAGTGGCATATCCAGCCTCGTAATACACACCTGGTCTATTGTCTGTGAAGTCAGCAATTACAAATCTACTACTGTCTATTTGGAGTTGTATATTCTTGATTACTTCATCGTTAAAATCAAAGTCTTTGCTTCTTAACGCAGTTAGATGGCAGTGCTTAACAGCTTCTTGAATAGCATCGGAGTATAATGTATCTAACTCAGGGTTGAACGACATGGCTACGAAAACCTGTTTTGATTCATAATTTGGGTTTATAATGTCCTCAGCATGACTTATACCTTCCCCAGTTAAAGATAAATGCGCACCACCGCCAGAAAATCTAAGTAGTTTGAACCAACCTTTGCTCTCAATGTAATTTAGTACCATTTGCATTTTAGTATCGTTTTCAATACCAAACTGAAGAGCGTTCTCCATTGAAAGCGCCAACTCCTTAGATATGTTATCTTCATCAGTGAAGACTTTAACTAAAACCAATTCTGCAATGTCTTTGACTTTAACAGGAACAAAGATGCCAGCCAATATCTCCTCCCTATTTGATGCGCTAACATAAACATGCTCATCTCTATAAAACCTTGTTCTGATTGCGAATGAGAGTTTTGCGTCTTTCACTTTATTACTGAAAGTAGCGTATGCTGTACCCGAAATCTCATACCGCCCGCAGTTAGGGCAAACAATAACCGATCTATCAGCTCCACCACTATGCGCTGCGAGCGTTATGTTGTCCGCTTTACATATTGGGCACTCAGAACTTGCCATTGTTATAAATCCTCTTCTGTTGAGTCCGCAATAATCGAATCATTCATGCTAATTGCAATCTTCTGTTGATACTCATTTTCCACGAAATCAATCTCCTCTTGAGAAAAATCATATAGCTTGTATACTAATTGATCGATCTCATTTTCGAGTGAGGATGTATCAGCAGAAGAATCGTCCTGCTTACTTAGTATAATCTCATCGACTAACTCGATAAACAATTCCTGATCTTCTGGAGAAATAAGTTTGATGGGGATTTCTGAAAGAGGTTTTGCATACAATTCGAGCAATTCGCCTTTCCTTTTGCCCTTATGATATAGCCAGATGTAGTAGACTTTACTGTTCAGAAGCGCAAGAACGTATTTAAGGCTGATGTTATAGTTTGCCTTCGTAATGAAGTAACAATCTGCACTACTAAACCATTCGTCCTCATTATATGCAAATGTATTTCTTCTGGATCTTTGAGGGACCACGATTTTAGGACTAGTAAAAATATCTATAGATCTAGGCCATTGCAGTTGAAAATAAGAAATTACCCCATTAACAACCTCTCTGCGTTGGTTCAAAACATCCTCGAATTTGCATAAGTGTCTGTTTATATTAGGTAAATCGGCCAATGACATGACGTTCCTGTCCAGATAGAGTATCTTCCTTGGCGTAGTATCATGGCAAACATATTTCCCTATATTTGAATTCTTAAAGAATTGTTTCAACAGTGCGTTTTCTGCTTCGTTGAATGATGAGATAACCGTTTGATCACGTGAGTTGTTTAAATCAAAAACGAATACTCCATCACCTCTTTGTACTTCAGTATCATAAATTGCATCCATATTTCTATTTGAAACACTATCACAACCACTTACTATTCCTTGGTTTACTTGGCACACACTCCCTAACGTAACACTCGTTCTTTGCAGTTTTGTCAATATACTATGGATATTGACGCCCGACAACATAATATCGCTTTCTAATCGGATATAGTGCTCTTCGCCATCGTATAAATTCTTCTGTGGGATGGAATGATAAACGGTTTCTTTATCTGTGCCAGAAAAGATGTTTTTTAAGATTTCCGGGGTTGCTATGCCCCTCCTCCGCGTAATACAGGTATTACAGACCACAGTAGGATTGAAAGCCTTTTTTAAAATACTCACCATATTGTGCTGCCCAAGAGCTGATTCAAAAATCTTGAGTTCATAAAAATTTATTAAGCGCAAGAAACACGCTCTATTGAAAAAGTCAGATCTCAATACCGATGCCCCCGTTGCTGTGGGAAAATAATTCGTAGTAATGAATGCAATGGACCCATTATCGGCTGTTAAGTTTAATGCCAGGTGAAAGAAGAAGTAGAACAAGTCCATTTTACCATTGTAAAACTTGCGTAGTTTGCCCTTCTTGACTTCCCTGAATATCTCTTTGTGACCCTGTTCTTTTACATAGGGAGGATTAGCTATTATCACGTCAAAACCATCTTTTTTATGAAACACCTCGGAGAAAAATAGCTCGAAATCGAAAACTTTCATCCCATGGGTTAGTGTGTTAATCAAAACGTCAATGGTCTTTTTGTGTTCAGCCTTTTTATCTGCATCTGTTTCATCGAATAAAGAGTCTTTCTCTTTTTCGATTTGTACGGTCATGTAGTCATTAAGAGCATCTATCTCAATACCAATTAGCGAATTGCCAGCAACTATCTTGTAATCAAGATTAGGTAAAGGTTTAATCTGCTGTACGTTCTCTTCGTCAACTACTAAGGATAACCATAATCTGAGCTTAGCTATTTCTACTGCCCCAAGATCTATATCAGCTCCGTACAAGCTACTTTGAATAGCATGGCGCTTGAAATTGTAGGGAGTCCTGTCATGCACATCATTAAAATATGGTGTTAAAGCACTGCGGCATCGTACTATTTCCTTCATCATACCTACGGGGAATGCTCCTGAACCTACCGCTGGATCACAAACAGTTATTGTGGTTAGCTTGTCATCAATGATCCTGGCATTGTTTATAATGCTATCTGGTATTTCTTGAAGGTAACTACTGTATCCGGAAAGTCTGGCTGCCTCATAGAAAGCAGCATGGTCCCCAATCTGAATAAATGTTACTATATCGTCTCTGTTTACCGTTACAGCTGTCTTGTTTAATTGACTATCAAGGTAATTGATTAAGCTCTCTTGACACATAAAATGTACAATTTCTCTTGGAGTATAAAAAGCTCCCTGCCCTTTGCGCTGATTCTCTTCAATCAGGCTCTCGAATATCTTTCCAAGCATTTCAGGATCAATGGCAACTTCTTTTTCTAGTGGTTCGGCTTCATTCACAGTAAAATTGTATCGATCAAATACGTCGAGTATCCCAGTTCCATAAACATGCTCGTCAATATATGTAGAATTACTAAACAGGTTGTTGGGCAGCGATATGGGGTTGCGTTTCCAATCGAAATCTCCCATCGGTTCAAAGAGGCCACCATTTAAAAATGGTATTCTGCAGTTGAGTATTTTAGACCATGCTTCATGACCACGATCAGTTGCTAAAGTATCATAGAATAAAGGTTGAAGCACATCGTTGTGAAAATTAACATAATCTACATATTCTTTGTTTGCAAGCTTTCTTAGAAAGTCCTTGGGGCCTTCTCCCCAGTTCGAACCCTTGGGGACGCCTAACCATCCCTTGCGTTGCAAAAAATAGAGGAATACTATCTGTCCCATGAGTTTTTTTACGAACTCTACTTGATTTATGTTTTTCCTTTGAATCTCGTTATGCAGGTTTGAATCTTTTTTAACTATTGATTCTAAAGCGCTGCAGAATCTCTTAAACAGCACTACATACTGATTAAAGAACTCTTTTGTAACTGTCTCCACACTGAATGATTCTTGAATGTCTTCGATACTTGGTTTTAGTAGCGTGTTTTCCAATAATCCAACAAAACGAGTTTGTGCCGTGTGACAGCTTTCTCCCTCCCCCACAATGTATGAAAAACGCCGAGCGGGGGTCAAGGATGTATCAGTAGCTATCTTACCGGAATCTTTGGTGACGGTTTTGTACTCAAGCTTCACATAGGAGAATCTCCACTGCTTTTCTGAGGGAGAAACAAACGCAACCAATGCAGCATCTTTCCCATGTTGGTCAAGGTGATAAGCTACATAGTTTCTTATCGCTGTTCGTGCTTTCTCAAGTTTGCTGTCCTTGGTAAGATGAACTGTAAGGATATCGATAGTTTCTTTCTGAGGAGTCGTATAAGTGCCTAATCGATGGCAATGATTCACATGTTCTTTGAAGGCATGCTTCACCATCTGACCAGTATAAGAAGTTGCTTTCGATTGATCATAACCATTTAGCAGCTCATTGACAAAATGAGCAAATCTGTCTTTATCAAACGATTGTGTAAATGTGGTTTTAATTAACTCATAAGACTGTTGCTTAGTCATTTACCCTCCAAAAGATATGATGATAGAATTACTTCACGCGGTTTAAACGCTTGAGAAGCGTCTTTTGCTATAACTGGATTAAAGAAGTCTGGTGAGATATTTGACTTAAGGATACCGAGTATCTTCAAAGGGTCTGCCTCATTCTTAAGCTTGTCTGCTATCTTTTTCGCAGTGTGTTTGGGCAATGCTCCATCATTAAGAAGTTTTATCACTGAGGTTATATAGTCATCCTCAATATCAGTGAAACCGTGATACTTCTTGACTTCATTAGATTTTAGCCTCTTGGTAATATATACTTCATTGGTATTACCTTTATGACTCTGCATTTGCTCTTCAGATTCGATACTGGTAGCAAATTCGAACGCAGATTTGTTTTTGGCTAGCATTTCATAGAAGTGCAATGGGATATCTTTCCTATTTTCATTTACGTCATCAGGTTTTAGTATGCGTACAGATTGGAAGAAATCTAACTCCAAGGAGTCTTTGCTCGCAATCGTACTAACAAAGAACTTATCCAGTCTTCCCTGCCTAAAGTATGTTAGAAGTCCGGGTAACTCCAGATTGTGTTTACTTCCTTGAGACAGCATTAGCTTTGTTGAGCGTGCTTTTTTGGGAAGTCTTTTAATTCTCGTAAACAGATCGGGGTTTTCGTCTCTGATCTTTCTGATTTCCGTTAGATACTCAAGTTCACTATCTTCCTCTTCTTGTTCCCCAGTAATGGTCTGTTTCGAATTTAGCTTTGCAAATAGATCGTGAGACTTGACTTCTTCACCATCAGTTAGCAATCGAGCATCATTGCCAAGCATCTCTATAAAAGCGTGTATCTTAGCTTCTGCTGCCTCTTTGAGCTTAATGGCGTCATTACATTCTTCTGTGGGGAAAAAATTGTATGTATAAATCTCTTTGAACGCTGTATCCACACGATTGATACGCCCTACTCTTTGAATCAGCCGGGTTGGGTTCCAAGGAATGTCATAATTGATCACAATGTTAGATCTGTGAAGGTTTATTCCCTCAGATAACACCTCAGTTGTGATCAGGATACGATAGTCATCTTTTGGATCATAGGCCTTTGCATCGAAATTCGAAATAACTTCTTTACGATGTAACTCACTGGATGATCCGGAGAATAAGAGAGCTTTGGGGTCTATTTCTTTGCTTATTCTATTGAATAGATACTCAGCAGTTTCTTTTGATTCGGTGAAGATGATTGCTTTTGACTTGTTTATATGTTTATCTACTTTTAGCACATCTGCGAATGTCTCCCATTTGGGATCATGAGTTAATGTAGCCCACGTTTTTTGAATATCTTCTAGTGTCGCTAAGTCACTTTTCAGATGCTTGATAAAATCGGGATGGAAATCCTTCGCATCAAGCTTAATTGCTTTATCAGCTTCAAGGTATTTCTCTATTGTGTCGTAATCGGCTGCATCTAACAACTCGAAGATTTTCGTGATATGCTTCTTACTTATGTAAACATGACCCTTCTCAAACTCCTTGATGACCCTCTCGTAGGACTTTAGAAAGCGATCAATAGTAAGCTTAAAAGCATAGAAGCTGCTTTCCAAGCGTTTGATTAGTAGAATTTTCATAAACTTGGTCAAGTTTCTCTGACCCTGTATATCCCTATGATCCACATCACCTTTATAGTAGGTAAGTGGACGATACCTAGCATATACAAAGGACTGGGTGATTATCTTCATTGTGTCGAGGAATATTGCATTTTCTGTAGCATTAAATTGATAGAATAGAGGCTCAGGATCGGCAACCTTGGGAAAAGTGAGCCCTTGTGATTTGAGGTCATCTGCATAGTATTTGATGATGTCATTCCGCGTTCTTCGCACCATCAAGTACTTTAGGATGTAGTTTCTCGTTTGGGCAGCATTTTCCTGAACAATTCGAATATATTCATCCCTATCAGTCTTTCGATCCAAGCCCTGGAGCTTCTTCTTTAAGTGAGAAAAGAAAGCTTCTAAGTTTCTGACATTGGGTATAGTGCTGTTTTTCCCATTTTGAAACAGCTTCATCTGGCTGAGAATGTCGTCCGGCGAGTTATTCAAAGGTGTAGCAGAAACTAAGATAACACGCTTACCACGACAAATCTGTGCTAACATTGCGTAAGTCTGGTTCATCTCTGTTCTGAATCTGTGAGATTCATCAATGAATATATTCTTGTATTTCGATACATCCCGAGAGAGAATAGATTCAAGTTTTCCGATTGATTCAAAGTCTGTGTGTGGAACTCTAAAGTCTCCAAAAACATTAGGCCACGACCCACGATTATTCTTATCAAGAAGATGAGGAGGAGCTATTACTAATGATCTCCCATCAAGTTGCTGTGCTAACAAAGCAGACATATAGGTTTTTCCTAGCCCCACAACGTCTGATAGAAACAACCCGCCGTACTCTTCTAAAACTTTTTTGGCACTTACTACAGCATCTTCTTGATATTTTAGTTTAATAAACCCTTCTGGGACATAAATATCCTCAAGATTGTCTGGTAGGTTAAGCTCTTCCTTGAAGTATTCATATAAAAATTTCAGGTATAATTCGTATGGAGTAAATTGAGCAAAAGGAGATTTGTTTCTTATTGTATCATCATATGTTATTGAAAGATCAGTAGCTTTTTGCCATAGCTCTTCAAATTTTTCTTTTGCGTAATCATAATCAGCTCTACTCTTAAGTTCGACATTGAACTCCAGATTATCTCTTAATCCAGACTGAGTCAAGTTGCTCGATCCTGTTATCACCCTACCAGCATCTCTGTCTCCACTAACGAAAGACATTACATATACTTTAGCATGGATTCTTTCATCTGGATATGATCTTATCTCAAGCTTACCAGATTTTAGCCACTCAATAAACTTGGTGACACCCTCTTCAACATCAACAGAATCATCAGAGTGTTCCAACTCATCAAGAATAGCATCAGGTGCCTTTTCAATTATTTGCGCCTGAGACATCAGTGGAATTTCGCTTTGCTCTTTTGATTGTTGAATGAGGTTATACGTGTTCTTATCCGTACTTAAGCCAACAAGTATTCTGACTTTCTCTACATGCTCAAGCGATTTGTATAGCTTATAAAAACCACTCACAAAAAAGTAACCCACCAGGCAATCAAAAAACTGGGTGCTTGCCATTAACACTTCTAGTCGCCGCAAGAGACTACGATTGGCTTCATTGGTTAGAAAAGTTAAATCACCAGACATTGATTACCTCTTATAATCCAAATACTTCTGTTTCGACAGCTTGTTCATACAAAGACACTCATGTTGGCACAAAGAAGCGCAACATAACATCAATTGCTCCTTGTCATCAGCAATCAACAGCCTGTCTTCCAAGGCTTTGCTCGTATATTCACTGATTTGTCTCACCTATCCCTCACAGTGTGAATTTCTATTTTAGCAAGGATATGCAGCGTTGATTTCTGTCAATCCTAAAAACTGTCTCATCCTTGCTCATCCTGATTTGTCAGCATACAGGGTAGTGCTTTCCTGGCTCTGGATCAATGATCACATATGGAACAAGGAGAAAGCATGACCGAAGCGTTGATGAACCGAATCAAGGCTCAGTTAGTCAGACATGAGGGTCTGCGACTGAAGCCATACCGCTGCACCGCAGGCAAACTGACCATCGGTATCGGCCGCAATCTCGATGATCGGGGGATATCCCAGAAAGAAGCTTATGCCATGTTGGAGAGAGATATCCAGGACTGCGAGCAGTGGCTGATTGATGAGATACCTGAGGTTTACAATAAGCTCGATGAGGTTCGCCAGTCGGTGCTGCTCAATATGTGCTTCAACTTGGGCATCAAGGGGCTCCTGGAGTTCAAGAACACCCTGAGTTTTATCGGTGCCGGAGACTGGGAGCGAGCTGCAAACAACATGCTAGCCTCCAAGTGGGCGAAGCAAGTGGGAATGAGAGCCATTGAGCTTTCCGAGATGATGAGGAAGGGCCAGTGATCCCTATCCCGGTCGAGACCGATGCCATGCTCGCCATCCTCAACCTGCCCAAGGAGATGTCCAACAATGGCATCTTCAAAGAGCATCAGGGCTTGGTTCTGGAGATGATCCACTCACTAGTTATGCAGGAGCACTATGATCGGGCAACTCACGAAGATATGCCGGAAGAGGAGCCATTCCTGATTTCTTTTCGTTTTGGGTTTTCGTTCCTGATGCTGCACTCCACTGCTGAGTTTCTCAATTTAAAGACCCTGGGGGAGGGAATAGTCAAGACCGTAGGATTAGACCAGTCTGCCACCGAACTGCTCACAGGGAGCGAAATTGACGCATTCAAAGCCAATCTTGAGCTGAGAGCACTCACCATCCTGCAAGCCTATCTCAATCCTGCCGGTCTGGATCGCCTGAACGAACTCAAGCCCAGACAAGCTCGTCCCATCCGTGTGGGGGTGATCTGATGCCAGATCGTGATGTTACATCTCCGGATGAGCTGATGATCGAGATCTACAGAGCTATCTATTCTGCTTTGGAGAGCCGGCTGCATCTGATCGGTTCTGTGATCGATGCCGAGTCCCGCAAGGAGATTCTGGCACAGCAGATCTATGACAAGGGTGACTTCTATGGCAATACCGGCTATTTGCTCCAAACCACCGATACAGCCATGATCCTAAGGGTAGGCTCAAACGTGCGTCACGAGCCTTTCGTCTTGGGCGGTAAAGTGCCTTCCTGGACTCCGATCGCTCCACTAATCGCTTGGGTCGAACGCAAACACCTGTCTTGGACTGATAAAGATACAGGTAAAGCGCTGACCGTAGCCGAGATCGCCTATCTCATCCGGGGCAAGATCAAGCGGGAAGGCATTACTGCCCGTAATGTATTCGCTGAAGTTATCTCAAACCGGGAGCAGTGGATATACCAGCAATTGAATAGCATCGAGGTAAGTCTATGACCACGTTGGAGAAGTTCATCTTCCAAAGAGACCGCATAACCCAAGCATTGAATCTCTCCGGTATCTCCGAAGTGATGTATAACAAGGACAATATCCCCAAGAGTCTGCCCTGCGCTATCCTGATCCTCGATTCCGAGACAGGTAAGCATGGCACATCCAGGCAGTATGTGGACACCGATATCGCCTGGACAGTCTTCCTGATCGTCAATGCCCAGAAAGTTAGTGATCCGGATGCTGTTCTCTATGCTCTCAAAGAAAAGTTCCGCTCTTTCTACCTCAAGCTGATGAACCGGGACCTGCCTAGTGTGGAATACTATACCAGCCGCATAGACGGTACCAGACTGGTCAGGATCGCCAAGATTGACCTGCTGAAAAACGGCACTGGAGCGGGATCGTGAGAGTGATGCGTATAGGAGCCTATAACCTGGCGATCAGTTCAGCTGCAGATCTATTGGAGAGCAAGTACAAGACTGAATGCCTAGATCTATCCAAGTATCAGCGGATCGGTAAGCAGTTGGTATCCAAGGCAGCCGAGACCAAGAAAGTTGTCTCTCAGCCCTATTCAATGAGCAACCTGCTCAATCTCTTAGATACTGATGAGTACCACTCCGGCTGTATCGATGCCCTGACCATGGCAACCATCATGCAGTTCGACTGCAAGAACAGCCAAGTAAATGCTTGGATCAAAGATGCTGAGTTCCCGGCCTGTGAAGACCAGACTACTATTCTGGCGGAATTGATGAAGTTCTATCTGGCCTGTGGTAACGGTTTCCTGATCAAGATGCGCAATGCCCAAGGCCAGTGGATGGGTCTGGAGAGGATGCTGCCCTCTGAAGTGCAGATCGTGGAGAACTATGACGAGTTCGGCTTCTTCAAACCCAACTATATCCAGGTCAAGAACAACCAGAAGAAGGACTTCGCCTACGAAGACATCATCCATGTGAAGAAGTCAACACATAGATCAAATGCATGGGGCCTGGCTTGCCTGCCGATTGCCATCAACATCGAGATCTTGGGTGAGATCAAGACCTTCGACTACAACAACTTCAAGAACGGCTTGATGATCGACTATTTCGTGATCGTGGAAGGCGGTACTCTCAGAGACGGCACCGTCACTGATGAGCAGGGCAATGAGGTAATGACCGATGCCTACACCGAGATTGAGAAGGCTCTTACTGAGGTCAAAGGTAATGCCAAGAGCCACTCCACAGTGCTGATCGAGAGTGAGAGCCGGGACGTGAAGATACGCCTTGAGCCACTCCGTCAACAGGACAGAGAAGGTGGCTTCTTAGGACTTAAGAAAGACCTCAGGGAAGGTATCCTCGCCTATCACAGGGTACCCGCCAGGATTGTCTCACAGCTTATCCCAGGGCAGCTTGGTGGCGATAACAGTAGCGATATGCGGATGTTCTACCAGTTCGTAGTTAGACCGCTGCAGAATCGCCTCGCATTGGCTCTGGCGAACGAGTTCAACTTCGACTTCGGATGGAATGTAAAACCGGAGGACTTCAACTTTGGTAATCTGACCGAGGTGCTGCAAACCGCTGACGAACAGCTTTTCATGCAAAACAGGAACTTCGGAGCGCAGTAAACTATGCACAACTACATAACTGACAATCAACAACAAGGAGGTAGCGTGAATCGTAAACGCACCATTCTCAAGGGAGAACTTCGCAACGTGGAAGTCGAGCTGGTCTCGCTTCTGTTCGATGAGATGACTCCCGCCAATCAGAAGGGCTTTGTGGTCAAGAATGCCTCAGGCAGAAGCTTTGAACACAAGATCAACTCCACCAAGTTCAAGAGTGAAACGAGTGGCACTCAGGGACGGCTTTACGTCACTCTAATGGAGCCCAATATCCACGATTCCCAGGGTGATTATTACACCCGGGAAGAGATTCAGAAGTCCTGCGATCACTTCGCTAAGCATGGCCTGGTCGGCAAGTGCGATGTGAACCACAACATGCAACCGGTGCCTGAGTTCACCGTGGTCGAGAACTACATCCTCAAGACCAGTGACAGAGAGCATTTTCCCGATACTAAAGTTGGCTCCTGGGTGCAAGTCCTCAAGTGCGAAGATCTCTCAAGTGATCTCTGGCAGAAGGTCGAGAAAGGAGAGTTCAATGGAGTCTCGATCTACGGTCGAGCCGATGACTACCGCAGTGCGGAAGCCAGCCTTGCCGAGATCAAAAACGAACTGAATAGCCTTCGTAAGGTTGCGGAGCATAACAACAACTCCGAGCTGCAGAAGGGCATTACCGCCATCACTGAGAAGATCAGTGAACTGGAGAAGGGTAACCCCAACCTCCAGCTGGGCGATGCCATCCACAGCATCGAGAAGAGCCTCAAAGACCTCTCTGTCACCATGAGCAGAGCCATCTCCAAGAGCATTCCCGGTGAGCCTGATGCTAACCAGTCCAATGTGGACAAAGAAGTTACCATCGACGGCAACAAGATCATGGTCAAAGCAAACCATCGTGAGATATACAAAGGCATCTCTGACGTGGACTCCGGCAAGGCCATGAACATCCTCTCAGCCAATACCACCAGCCTCTTTATCGATGAGGTGATTGGCAGCCAGCCCGGAGATACCCTCTCGGATATCTCGGTATTGCCACTGCTGAAGGACGAGAAGATCGACGTCGGCCTGATCGATGACCTGGTCTTCAAGAACTCCCTCGATGGCGCACTGACGGCTCAGAATGTATCAACTGCCGATCTCTCCGTACCCACTGGGATACTCAATGCCGAGTTCACCCTGGGCAGGGATGTGGTCGAGTTCTACAAGGACAAGTACGGCGAAGATGCCTTCGGAGCATATGTGGAGAACCACATCGCCAAGAAGACCGAGAAAGCCATCCGCTTGCTGCTCTTCAAGGGTGATCGGGCCTCTGCCACCGCCAAGATCAAGGCTCTGGATGGGGTGGTCAAACTGGCTACCACCGCCACCGACGTCACTAACCTCTCCAAGACCACCTATACCGACTGGGCGAAGCGCTTCGAAGCCGCTCTCCTTGCCTTCTCTGACGAGATGTTGGAAGAGCAGGAGAACTTCAAGTTCTACGTGGCTCACAAGGATCTGATCCGCATCCGGGCCGAACTCGCCAAGCGTGAGACCGGAGCCGGAGATCGCTTGCTGCTCGAAGGCGGCAACGTATCCTTTGCGGGTATCCCCGTAAAGCCCCGTCTCATGGATGCCGATTACATCATCGGCGGACTGCCCAAGTTCATCATCGTCGGCTATCGCACTGATGCCGAACTCAAAGTCGAACACCACGGAAGCGATTGGAAGTACCACTGGTACATCCGTATCCGTCCTGGGATCACCTACATCTCCGGCTTCGTGAAAGTGTTCAAACTCACAACCTAAGAAATAACCAGATAAAGGAGTATCAATGGACTTCATCATCGCCAATCAGGAGTTTTTCCTGGGCCTGATCTCGGCTCTGGTAGTCTGGATCATATCCCGCACTACCGGCACGCTGATCGACAAGGCCAAGGTCAACTCGGCTCTGGCTATCATCCTGGACATCATCCAGGATATCAAGATCAACCCTGCCACCAAGGACCTGGACGACTATGCCAAGAAGCAGTTGGCGGTGGAGCGGGCTACCAAGTCCCTCCCGGCCAAGCAGACCAATGTCATCCTCAAGGTCTTCGGCACCATCGGAGGAGCCATCGAATACGTGTTCCACAACCGCAAATGGCTCTTTAGCATCGGCAAGGCGATCAAAGGGGTGTTCTGATGCCCCAGCCTATTTCGCAGCCCACCTATCCCTCCAACATGACCGAGGGTGATCTGGGCTTCAGCAAGCTGATGGACGTGTTGGTTGCCGATCTCGTTTACTTCGGGATCGGCACCTACGACCAATTAGCCCTCGATACGCTGTACGCCAATCAGGCTTCGGTCAAAACGGAGCTTACCACTAACTTTGATCTACTTGGTGAACTGGCTGAGAAACCCGGTAAGACGGACTCTAAGCTGACCAAGCTCAAGACCCGCAACTATACCATTCCTGGCAAGCGCACCAGTACAGTCGAACTAAACATCTCCGGACTATCCACCAAGCAGAAGAACTTCCTGGAAAGCACTCTGTTCATGAGCAAGGATACCACTATCGTAGTTGCTTCCAAAGAACTGGATCGGGTGGTGATCTTCACCGGACTACGCTGGACAGTTGACTGGTCGGGAGAGGCTGATGGCCTCTTCAACGTAGTCATCTCCACCGAGTTCTCTGGTGTGACTTCCAACAAGATCTTCCTGCTCAAGGATATCCCTCCGGGAGTATAAGATCACCGCTCTACGCAACTACACTCGAAAACAAGGAACTGCTATGGACTGCCAGTGCAAACCTGAGATCAAAGAGAAAATCGATTCGGTTCACGAGGAGATCTATGGCAATGGTGACAGCAACAAGTCACTGGTAACCAGAATGGCGAGAGTGGAGACAAACATGAAGATACTTCTGAGCGTCTCCACCTCCCAGTTCTTCCTGCTGTTGGGCATTGCCCTCAAGATGTTCTTCGGCAACTGAAAAAGGACTATTCTATGAAGCGAGAACCCAAACTCAG